TTGAGGAAGCTGCTAAAGCTGGTAAATTCTAATAAATGGCTTAAAATAAGCATTTATCGTGTCCAAACAGAGTAGTAAAAAGTGGTTAAAATGGGGTTGTTTGTACCAGGTTTGTACCGGGTTTGTACCACACCGTTTGTACCACAGATAATTCAAAAAATTGGGAGTTATTCATCATTGAGTAGCTCCCTTTTTATTGCAATTTTGCTAAGTCTTTTCTTAACCATTCTAAGTCTCGGACAGTATACGTAGACTCAGTTATATCTTTTATTGAATGTCCCACCATTTCTTTCAATGCATATTCATCAACTTCTGACTTTTTACATCTCGTTATAAATGTCATTCGTGGGTCGTGAGGTCTATGTTCAGGATTAAGATTGAGTTCGTTCATAACTTTCTTAAAGCGTTTGTTATATTTATCATATGTCATAACATACGAACCAGAATGAGTCCGACCCTTATCGTTAAACAGGTATCCGGTTCCAAGTTCACTTGCTTTGTCGTAATTGTCTTTTACAAGTCCTTTTATTTTTTCGTGGATTGGTACTATTCGCTGCTTTCCGGCATCCGTTTTCATTCCAGCAATCATATACCATTCATTTATGTTTATTTCATCCAGCTTTAGTGTAGCCAGTTCCTGGGGTCTCCAGCCCATATAGCACTGAATCAATATCCAGTCTACAAACTCAACTTTTCCGACATTATTCCACAATATATTGAGTTCTTCTTCTGTGAATATTATATGTGGTTTTTTAGCTTGTTCTTTTTCTTTTACAATATCGTCAGAAATGTCGAAAGTTCTGGCATAATTCATAGATATAATTTCGTATTCTAAACCATAATCCAGAAGTAAATTGAATAGTGATTTTATGCGGGATTTAGTTTCAGCAGAAGCATATATTTTTTCGCCTTTCTTTTTACCTCTGGTTTCGATTCGATACCCTTCGTCCATACAACCTTTAATATGTCTGGCTCTTATATCTTTCACTCTCATCGTGTAGATGGATGAGCAATAAGCCCATGCCGCAGTAATTGTTCGTTTCGAAGCATCTGTAATATTTTTGAAGTATTCATCGCTCCATCGTTCATATAACTGAACCACTGTAATATCGGCATTTAAGTCATATGGATTTTTGTTATATTCGACGAGGGCTTTATACGCTTCATTGTAATTACTAAATGCTGACACAGGTTTTAATAATTTCAAAATGGGCTTACCAGTTGGAGTTTTACCAACACAGACCCTCGCTCGAAATCTGTTACGGCGATTCCCGTCTTTCAATTCGGTAATAGAACCGAAACCGTTTGGAAGTTTCATACGTTTTGGCGAACTTTTCCTTTTCTTTTTGGCTTCGACATTCAATGGATAGCCACAGTGAGGGCAGATACTTGCCTTATCGCTTACTTGAAGTTCACATTCAGGGCATTTTGTTAACATAAGCATTTCTCCTTTCTTTATAGTGTCGATAATGATATACCGCATTGGGCTAAATGTCAATTGCCAATTTCTTCCATCCAGCGTTTCCCAGTTGAATATATAGTTAATACTACTATATCATAACAAGGACTAACTATAGGAGAGCTAGATATAATGGACAAGAAAATTTGTGAAAAATGTGGCGCAGTTTTGAAGCATTATGATAGGGTCACACGAATCGTTAAAGGAAAAGGTGGTGTTAAAAGTTATATTCATGTGGAGAGATATAGATGTCCGAAGTGTAAAACTATACATAGATTTCTCCCAGAGTGTGTACATCCATATAAGCAATACGACGCGGAAATTATCGACGGTGTGATCGAAGGTCTGATAGATTCTGACACATTAGGATTCGAAGATTATCCTTGTGAAATGACAATGAAGCGATGGCGTAGTCATAATTTGACTCCGAAAATTTAATCCACTGACTTTGTTTTAACAAATAAGTAGTAGTTCGATATGATTAGTTTTGAAAGGAGGGAGAACGTTGGAAGATGTTATATTTGCACCTGGTTCAGTGCCGGTCGCAGTAGCAGCTAGGATTTACGGTAAAGATGCGACATGGGTGAGAGCTGGATTGATAACAGGATATTTACAAATTGGAACAGCAACTCGAAACGGCAATGTAATAACGACTATATCGCAGATGAACAGTAAATACGGTCGAATAAATTATTACATATCTCCGAAGAAACTCTACGAAGAAACTGGTTATATTTGGAAAGGGGAACGACAATGATAAGATCAGAATTATCAGAAAAGAATCCATATTGGATAGAAAGGCATCGTTATCATGAATTGAAGCAGTTTTGTCTTCAGTATCCGATATGGAAGAAAACTTACGAATCTATTGATGGCTTACTTGGTAGACCAGCAGATTTATCTACGTTCGGAAAGGTTAAGCATATTTCTAATCCGACTGAGAGAATAGGAATCATGAAAGCGTATTATTCAGAGCGTATGGATATGATCTGGAGAGCTGCTGAGAAAGCCGAACCGGAATTGGCGCAATACATAGTTCGTGGTGTTACAGAGGGATTATCATACGATCTGATTAAAGTCAAAATGGATATACCATGCTGCAAAGATGTGTATTATTCAGCATACAGACGCTTTTTCTGGATACTAAACAAAGAAAGAGACTGACGTAATAATCAATCTCTTCTTGATATTTTAATCATCGAATCTGTCGCAGGATGTTTTGCATTGAGGATATGGACCGCCACAAGCTTGGCATCCTGCATCGGGTTCGTCTTCATATTCGTCGTTATTGTATAATTCACTCTCGAAAAAATAATCGTAATTTTCGGCTTCAATATCGTATCCACATTTTGGACAGACGTATATGCAGTTGTCGTTTTCATCATATTCGAAATTCATAAGGGAATCACTGCATTCTGGACATACTATATTTCCCATAGCAAGTTCTTTTCTAATTTCTTCTTCAGACATCATAGTGGTTTACCTCCGTTTTTTTCTTATTGTATAATGCGATGACAGATAGGTCAAGAGATTCGCGTGATTTACAACTTGTATTATGAGATAAAAACTTTATTCTAGGAGGAATTTAAAATGAAAAGAGCGAAATTTGAAGGTAGAATGAACGAGATTATGCTTGTTGCAACTAAGGCAGCACAGAATGAGGACGGAACTACAGATCCGAGAGACATGAAAGTGATTGGCTTAATGCGAGAAGCTCTCGGTTATGCTATGCAAATGAACTATGAAATTGAATGCCTGAAAAAAGAGATAAAAGTTTTAAAGAAAAATCAGGAAGAGAAGAGGGAGGAGATTGGAGCTTAGGCTTCAGTCTCTTTTCTTTTTTCGCGTAAAAAACATACCCTTTAATGAGAAGAAAAACACATTTTAAGGAGGTACTTATTATAAAGAACTTAATTAAAAAGGTATTTTTAGGAATGGTATTTGCTATTCCTTTTTATTTTTCTAATCTAGCATAAATGGACGGTTATTCTAGTTTAAAACCGTACGCAGATTACCGTTTTTGGTTTTATATTTGTAATGTGAAAAATTCCCGGGAGGGATTTTCAGAATCTTATTTTTAAAGGAGGAGTCGAATATGATGACACTATTAATTTTTACCATTGGTATCACCCTTGGTATCACCCTTGGATGGGTATTGTCTTCGTTACATTCTATCAAACATACCAGCAATGGATATTTCACGATTGAGCCGTATGACGAAGAGGAAACTGGATTTTATCGAGTAAATATGAGGATACCAATTGAAGAGCAGACGGACCTTATACATAAGGAACGTCTTATTTTATATCGTGAATATTCGCAAAAATAACAGATTCTTTAATGAAACACGTAAATTATATTTCAAAGGAGGATTTATAAAAATGAGCATGGAAGATTTATTACGAACAGAGGTCGAGGCGAATCTCGAAAATATGAAAGATTTGGAACTTGGATCGAAGGAGTATGAGTCCGCAGTGGAGTCAACTTGTAAACTGGTGGATCGTGTGATTTCAATTGATCGAAATGCTGACGATTATGACTTGAAAGATAAGGCTAGAGAAGCCGATATCGAAGTAAAGAATATTCAGTTAGAAAAAGACAAGAGAAATCAGATGATTCAAAATGGAATTACGGTGGGCAGCATTGTTGTATCTACTGCTGTTACGATCTGGGGAACATTAGCATCTTTCAAATTCGAGAAAGAAGGCACTGTTACAACAATTTTAGGTCGACAGTTCATTAGCAAACTTCTTCCGAAGAAGTAAAATACGGACCGGAAGGCGCTGAGATTACTTGGCGTCTTCGTTTTTATCTTTATTGTATATTTCAACGTGTAGTGATATAATGTTCAGAAAGAAGGAGGATATACACAAAAGATGAAAGACATTAAAAAATATGCGATACAACTAATAGTCATAATATTGTGTTTGGTCTGTATAATAGGGGTAATTCATTACGGATTGAATACTGCCGGAACCCCAAAAAGATACGAAAACACGATAGCTTCTATTGATGAGGAACTATCCGGCGTTTTGAAATTATCGGCTTTAACTACAGGCATATCAGCCACTATTACTGCAATACCCGGCGATACTGGAACACCGATAGCCGAGCATTTAATGACATTGACTACTTGGTTATTGGTGATAACTGTAGTGTTATTTTTTGAAAAATATTCACTTACTCTAATCGGAAAGTTGATATTCATAATTGTTCTTCCGATTATAATAGGAACATTCGGAGCTGGGTTGCTAAAACATAGTAAAAAAATATTGTTAAAAAGTGTAAACGGACTTCTGATAGCAGCACTCATATTTTTCGCTATTCCTATAAGTGTCGGTTTATCAAACGAAATAAAAGAAACTTATGAGTTTTCTCTGGATAATACCTTAGCGGAAGCCGAAAATGCGAAGGCTAAAACCGATGATGCAACAAATGATGATTCGGATGACGATAAAAACTTTATAGAAGGTGCAATTTCCAAAGTAACTGATGCCGTGTCAAGCACTGTGATGGGCGGATTAGATGCTGCTGAAAATTTCTTAAATACTTTGGTGGAATCTTTAGCTGTTTTAGTTGTTACATCATGTATTATACCGATACTCGTATTAATAATATTCGTATGGATTACCAAGAAGCTGATAGAGGTCGACTTGTCTAAACCATTATTAATCTGTCACAATCATATTGATAAATCGGCGAAATAATTGGTTTTACGTGATAAAAAGGAGGATTCAAAATGAAAAGAAAAAATGTTTTTGGAATACTATGCGGAGCGTGCTTACTTGTTGCTACACCCGTTATGGCATCTGATATTGATTTAGCATCTATGAGTACCGAAGATCTGGTTGCTTTAAAAGATTCTATAAATGAAGAAATTGCAAATAGAGGTGGGGATAATATTATAGGCGAGGGGACTTATGTAGTCGGAACAGACATTAAAGCTGGGACTTTCAAAGTGACTCCAGTGAAAGAATACGATGGTTATACTTCGTTTTACATTTTTAAAGATTCTTCTGAATATGAAGATTATAAAGGTGGCAATTATGATGCTGGTGATTGTGTCATAGATTTATCAGGCTACGATGAAGACTATAAAGATTCCGGAAATCTTGTTTTAAAAGACGGAGAGATATTATATATCGATAGAGGAAATGCAATAATCGAAGAAGTTGATCCGTCATGGAAGCCAGAATAAACTTAATTCTTTTAGAGCTCGTGTATAACGCATGGGCTCTTTTTTTTCGCGTAAAAATCATCCTCTATAATGAAAACAAATACTTAATTTCAAGGAGGATAAAACTATGAAGAAAGCTATTATTGGAATGATTATGAGCATGGTTATTGTATTAGGTATTGGTGGATTCGTAACGACTATTAACTATTACGAAAACAGACTCGCGGGAGCGGATTCGAAATATCGTAGAGATATTGATGAGGTTGAAAATCTCAAAGATAAAGAATACGATGAAATGAAATCTAAATACGACGAGACTATTTATAATATAGTTAATGGAGAAAATTACGAGGTTACCATCGAGCACAATGGAAAAACCGTTACTTATAGACAAACAGACGATGACAGCAAAATCGGAAGGTTATTAAACCTTAAAGAACACACAAGTATTACAAATTAAAGGATTGAGTCCTAACAAGGGCTCTTTTCTTTTGCCTGGGAGAAGCTATGAGATACCATTTTGAGAAACCGGAGAATTATTCACGTATGTATGGAAAAATTTATATTTGTAATCACCCAGTCTACAACAGATGCACATTGTATTTGATTGGGAAGAAAGGATTGGCCGTAATTCAGCAGCGCAGAATACCGGAAACCAAATCGACCTATTGGACTGAGATAGATCCATGGTTAGTAGATGCTTTATATTTGAATGAAGGATTTAAAAAATTCTTTGATAATCGTGCTGGTGAGTGTGAAGATAATTTATATCCAACGGTAACTATTCGACAGATTATGTGGGCTTTGAAGATGAAACCATTGAAACGAGAACGCTGGGAAACATGCTTTGATAGACGAAATATTTAGCGTGAATTACAGATGCTATAATGAGAAAGGAGTGATACATATGAATACAATGTGCGAAAACTTTGATGCTAATCACGACGATACTTTAGGGGCAGATAGACCATTTATATTTGCATGTAGAGACAGAACAGCTAGATGTGAAGAGCGATGGGTATTGGCCTCGTTATCAAATGAAGAAGCAAAAAAAGTATACGAGTATTTACAGAAATACTTCAAGTAATTATCAAGATTGAGTCCTGACAAGGGCTCTTTCTTTTGTATTCGCGTAAGAAACAACTCCTATAATGAGAAAATTATTTTAAGGAGGAATTGTATTATGATATTATTTACATTTTTAATCACATTATTATTGGTGATAGCAATTGTCACGATTGTATTCGGATTTGTTGTTGGAGCAGGATTCATTGTGATGTTTGGCGACGTAATAATATGCGCATTGATAATTGCTTTGATCATAAGACATTTCATGAAAAAGTAATTAGTAAGCGGGGTCAGCAATGACTCTTGCTTTTCGCGTAATTAACATTTTCTATAATGAGAAAATTATTTTAAGGAGGATTTTACTATGAAAAGCTTTTTCAAAGATTACTGGGAGTTATGTAAAGAAAGTAATAAATGGATGAAGAAACACTGGAAAGGATATCTGATGTTATGTTTCATCGTTTCACTGATTTACCTCGCTCCTTATATCGTAGAGCTTAGTAAAGAAAAGAGACTTGAGAACGATTTCTCAGAAAAGGAGGATGAGAAATGCCAGCTTTAATTGCAGTAGTTGGGGGATTATTCATATATTTAGTATTAAAATATTTTGAGTAAACCACATATGGTAATTGGAGAGGGGACATATCTTGTCCTCTTTCTTTTTTGTTCGCGTAAATTACAATTCCTATAATGAGAAACAGTTAGCTCGGTTGGTAGAGCAACATTGGAAACGATGTAGGTCGTAAGTTCAAATCTTACACTGTTTCTTTTCACTTTTAAACTTCACACGAAAGGAGAAAACTATGAACGCACGATTATTTATCAAACGTAACTCAGCAACAATTTTATCCTTTGTAGCCGTAGCTGGCGTAGTAGCAACTGCCATAACGTCCGCTAATGCAACACCAAAAGCCGTACGTGCATTAGATACGGCAAAGTTAAATAAAGGTGAGGAAGAGCTTACAAAGATTGAAAAAGTGAAAACAGTGCTTCCGGTATATTTGCCAACTATAATCACTGGAGCAGCGACTGTTGTGTGTATTCTTGGCTCGAACGTATTGAATCAACGTACTCGGGCATCGCTATCGAGTGCATACGCAATAGTTGATCAATCTTACAGGGATTACCGTAACAAAGTAAAAGAATTGTATGGTGAAGAAACTGATAATAGAATCATCGAAGCAATTGCTGTGGATAAGGCAAAACATATATACATCAATGCGTCTTATTTAGATGGGCCTTGCGAATCAAGTCTTGAAGAAGAGAGTAGCGGAAAGCCGGTTTTATGGTACGAGGAATATTCAAAAAGATTCTTCAGAGCGAGTTTAGAGCAGGTACTTGCTGCAGAGTATCATGTAAACCGTAATTATATTTTAGGTGGCGCTAATGTATTAAACGATTTATATTCGTTACTTGGACTTGAAGAAACTGACTTTGGTGAAGAAATGGGATGGGCTCCGACAGACGAGGGAGAGTTCTGGATCGAGTTTAATCACAGGAAAGCAAAACTAGACGACGGTACAGTCTTTTATATTTTGGAAATGCCATTTAAACCGCGAGTCAATTATGACGATTATTACTAATTCGCGGAAATCGCAATTACTTTAATGAGAAATTATATTTTAGGAGGATAAAATCATGAAAAACAAAATTAATGCAACTACAGTTATCAAGATTGTGGGCTGGGTAGCCACCGCGGTTGGCGGTATTTTAGTCAGCTTAGCGTCGGATAAGCAGATGCAGGAACAGGTTGATGCTAGACTCGATGAATATATTTCGAGCAAAGATGAAAAGGAGTCCTAACAAGGGCTCTTTTAATTTTATATAAAGAAAGGGAATATTATGAAAACATCATTTATCAAAAATTTTATTAAAGGTGTAAAAATAGGTTTCGATAAGCATAGTCCTGAAATTTTAATTGGACTTGGTATTGCTAGTGCTATCACCTCAACTGTATTGGCAGTAAAAGCGACTCCAAAAGCTTTGCTACTTATTAAGAAGGAAGAAAAGATAAAAGCTCGAAAATATAATGCAAAATATGATGAATTAGATATAGCAGCGGAATCTTTGAGTTTATCTAAACCCGAAATGATTAAAGTAACTTGGAAATGTTATATTCCGGCAGCGATTAGCGGAGTAGCATCTGTTGCTTTTCTTTTGGGATCTAATTCAGTTCATGTAAAACGAAATGCAGCAATAGCAACGGCTTATAAACTTTCTGAAACCGCATTGACCGATTACAAAAAAGAAGTTATTGAGACTATCGGCGAAGAAAAAGCGAAACTGATTCAGGATAAAGTTGCTCAGAAACATGTAGACGAGCATCCAGTATCAAGCAATCAGGTGATTATTGCAGGGTCTGGTAAACAGCTCTGTTATGATGGCATTTCCGGAAGATATTTCGAATCAGATATTCAGACGATTAGGGCTGCAGTAAATACAATCAATGAGACTATGGTGTATGAAATGTATGCATCATTAGGTGACTTCTATAATGAAATAGGATTGCCACCGACGACGTTAAGCGATGAGTTGGGATGGAATCTGGATGATGGCCAACTTGAAATTAGCTATGGCTCCGCAATATCTGATGATGGACGACCATGCATTACATTGGATTATCATGTAGCTCCGAGATATGATTTCTCGAAACTCGGATAATTCGCGTTATTTACATAGTGTTTAATGAGAAAAATATTATATTTCAGGAGGAAACTAAAATGGAAGAAACTAAAAACACAGAAAACTTTGAAGAGGTTTTAGACGAGAACGAAGAATCTAAAATTGAGGAACCGGCTAAAGAATCAAAATTCAAGAAAGCTGTTTCCAAAGCAAAAGACAAAATCAAAAATGTTAAGGTCACAACAGTCTTAAAGGCAGTTGCGGTTGGAGCAGGATTGGTTGCAGCTTATACGCTTGGAAGCAGACACGTTGAAGATGAGGATGGAGCGGTTGCTGAGAACGATTATGTCGAACTCGAAGACCTTTCTGGGGATTCTGGAGAATCTAAGGAAACTGAAGAGTAATATTACCGAGAGGGCATCTGTAACAAGGTGTCTTCTCTTTTATTTTTAAGGAGTGGTTGTATGCCTAAATATTTCTATAGCGGACCTGTTATGGAATTTAATACTCTTCTTGCTGACATTTGGGAGGGTGAGACAACTGCTCCTTCCGAAAAGAAAGCGAGGAGTAATTTGGCTTATCAATTTAAGAAAGCCAATAATCGGATTGCAAATTCAAGAATTACGCTTCCGGGAAAAATAAATATTAAAGGAGAAAACTAAGATGAGTGAAAGACCGATGCCAAAAGCTAATGCAGCAAACACAGTTCCTACGAAAAAAGTAGAGAAAGTTGTAAAAGGAACAGTCAAAAAGAAAAAGAAATCCGAAGTAAGCAAATTCAAGGATGTGTTTATCTCAGAAGATGCTAATTCCGTAAAGAATTATATTTTTATGGATGTTCTGGTTCCGTCGATAAAAAAAGCGTTATCTGACATTGTGAAAGATGGAATTGATATGATTCTGTATGGAGACAAGCGAAGTGGAAATCGCAGTAACTCAAGTCGTGTTTCATATCGTGACTATTCTTCCGGTTCGGGACGAAGAGAAAATAATCGTTCCACAAGAACCAATTATGATTTTGCAGATTTGGTCTACGATACAAGGAGCGAAGCGGAGAGTGTGTTAGCGAGCATGGATGAAATTATGGATACATATAACGTAGTCACAGTTGCTGATATGTATGATTTATCCGGCGTCACATGCAATTACACAGACAATAAATATGGCTGGATGAACATTTCCAATGCGCAGGTTATACATGGAAGAGATGGATACATTATCAAAATGCCTAGAGTTGTGTCTATAGATTAAGGAGGATTATGAGTTACTTAATTGATTTTGAACCGTTATTGAAAACGGAATATAGTAAAAAATTCGATGAGATTCGTAAAGGTCTTGTGCTTCAGAGCTATTACAAATATGGAAAAGCATCAAGAAATTTTGTATCAGGTAATGTTGATGCGATAGGATCATTGAAAAAATGCATCGCAAAATTTGAAGAAACCGGAAATCTTGAATATCTGGCAGACGCAGCTAATTACTGTATGTTCAGATATATGTTTCCACAGGGGAAAGAGTTTTTTAAACATACTGATTTTGGTGAATCTGCTGGAATTGACGGTATGTCTGTAAAAGAAATTGAAGAATTTAAAAAGGAGAATTATTGATATGAGAAAATTAGCTATTGTTGAATCATTAGGAAGAACTGTAAACAGAGTTGGCTTTAAATTAAAAAAGCACAGCCCTGAAATTCTGATAGTAACCGGTATTGTTGGAGCTGTTGCCAGTGCTGTTATGGCTTGTAAAGCAACCACAAAACTTTCCGATATCACTGAGGAAGCAAAAGAGAAAATCGATGATATTCATGCGGATATCGAAAATGGTACCCAGACTGAAGAAGACAGCAAGAAAGAATTGACTGTTACATATGCTCAGACGGCAATTAAAATCACCAAATTATATGCACCATCCGTTATTCTTGGTGGATTATCTATTGGTGCTATTCTTACATCAAATAATATGCTCAGAAAGAGAAATGTAGCTTTAGCTGCGGCATATACAGCCATTGATAAGAGTTTCAAGGAATATCGTGGAAGAGTTGTCGATAGATTCGGTGAGGAACTGGATCGAGAACTCAAATACAACATTCGAAGAGAGCAGGTCGAAGAGACTGTTACCGATGAAAACGGTGAAACCAAAACCGTTACAAAAGAAGTTGAGGTAATCGATCCAGATAATATTGCTGGATATAGTCCTTATGCTAAATTCTATGAAGATGGATGCATTGGATGGACTAAAGATCCAGAATTTAATCTCATGTTTTTACGTCGTCAGCAGGATGCAGCTAATGATAGACTCAGGGATAAAGGCTTCTTATTCTTAAACGAGGTTTACGATATGCTCGGAATTTACAGGACAAAAATTGGTCAGCAGGTCGGATGGGTTTATGATAAAAACAACGAATATAAGGTAGATTTCGGCATCTACAATATTCATAGACCTGAGAACAGAGCTTTTGTGAATGGATACGAGAAAACAATCTTACTTGATTTCAACGTCGACGGGGATATCCTTGATATGATGTGAATGACAGGACTCGATTCAATCGGGTCTGGGAATCCCTACAGAGATATGTTCGATTATTGTTATTATTACATGAATTAAAGGAGAACCATTATGAAAGGATTATTTATATTTTTGGGCGGGGCTATATTAGGCTCCGCTATCACCTATAAATTGATGAAAAATTATTATGATCCTGAAGACTATGATGAAGAAGAGGGATACGATTATGGCGAAACAGAGCCAGATAATTCGAAAGTAACTCAGAATCAAATAATAGAAGAGAACGGATATACCCAGTATTCATCAAATATTAAAACAAACGAAAAAAGAGAGGAGGAAGATGAAATGGATAAGCCGTATATTATTACACCAGAAGAATTTAGCGACAGTGATTATAACACAGAGACTCTTTCATATTGGGCGGATGGAGTAGTCACAGATATTGATAATGAGCCTCTGACAGATGATCAGATTGAGGATTTAATCGGAGAGGATTCATTATCTCATTTTGGAGAATATGAGGATGATTCCGTATTTGTAAGAAATGATCGACTGAGAACAGATTATGAAATTCTGGCAGATACAAGAAGATATGGAGACGTTTACAATGGATAAAAATGCAGTTGAAAACAAGTATTTCAATTGGCTGGCTGATATCGTAAAGGTTGGAAACAAAGTATCATATCGTAAATTACTTGCACATCTTCATAACACTGATTTCGTATATAAATATGTCGATAGCAGTCGAGCGTCCGATGGAGAAGATCTTCGTTACAGATTTTACAACGAGATTCCTGGTATTATGAAGACTGATCTATTATATTTGGATAGTCCTTGCAGTATGCTTGAGATGATGATAGCCTTGGCTATTCGATGTGAGGAAACCATCATGGACGATCCGAGATATGGAAATCGCACTAAGCAGTGGTTTTGGAATATGATGAAAAGCTTAGGTTTGAGCTATATGAATGATGATTGTTTTGATAGAGATAAATTCCATGAAATAATGGATAAATTTTCAAAACGAGACTATAAACCAGACGGTGAAGGTGGGTTATTCACGATAAGAGGTTGTTGTAAAGATTTACGAAAACATGATATCTGGACCCAATTGTGTTGGTATTTAGACAGCATATCATAGAAAGGAACAAAAAATATGGATTTCATGAAGATTTCGACGCGTAGTGTAAAGCAGGGCGTAACCGAAATATTTCCCAAATTTATATTAAAGAAATCGTCGGATCTCATGATACGAGGTGGCGATTTTTATGCTGTATGGCGAGAAGATTTAGGACTTTGGTCAACAGAGGAACAAGACGTTATTGATATGGTGGATCAGGAATTATACAAATTCACTGAAGAACGTCGCAAAACGGCAACAGACAGTCTTGTCACTAAGTATATGTGGGATTCTGATTCAGGTTCCATTGATTCGTGGCATAAATACTGTCAGAAACGAATGCGAGATAACTTTCATCCGCTCGATGAGAAAATTATATTTGGTGACACTGAGACCACAAAGACTGATTATGCCAGTAAAAAACTCAGTTATCCTTTGCGAGAATGTGATATTTCAGGGTATGAAAAACTCATTTCAACCCTGTATGCTCCAGAAGAAAGACATAAGATTGAATGGGCGATTGGCTCTATCATCGAGGGTGATTCAAAGTATATCCAGAAATTCTTGGTTTTGTATGGTTCTGCAGGAACTGGTAAATCTACTATCTTAAATATTATACAGCGATTATTCGAGGGTTACTATTCGGTATTTGATGCGAAAGCATTGGGTTCCAGTAGTAACTCTTTTGCGTTGGAGGCGTTTAAATCCAATCCAATGGTCGCTATACAACATGATGGTGACTTATCAAGAATCGAGGATAATACTCGGTTGAATAGTTTGGTTTCTCACGAGCTTATGACGGTGAATGAAAAATTCAAGTCTACTTACGCAAATAAATTTAATGCGTTTTTATTCATGGGTACGAATAAACCTGTAAAAATCACTGATAGCAAATCTGGTCTATTGCGACGACTTATTGACGTGATGCCCTCTGGGAAAAAACTCGATCAGAAAGACTACAACGATTGTATCAATAAGATTCCTTTTGAGTTACCGGGTATTGCCTATCATTGTCATCAGGTGTATTTGAAAAATAAGGACATCTATGATGATTACGTTCCAACGCTGATGATGGGAGCCACCAACGATTTCTATAACTTTGTGGTTGATTCCTTCTCGGTATTTAAAAAGAACGATGGTACAACTCTGAAAACAGCTTGGGAAATGTATAAAACTTATTGCGATGAGACCAAAGTTCCTTATCCATATTCTCAGAGAGCATTCAAAGAGGAATTACGAAATTATTTCTGGCATTTTGAGGAAGGCTTCGACGAAGAGGCTAAAGTTCGGAATGTATATTCCGGGTTCAGGCTTGATAAATTCGAGAAAGATATGAGGAGCGAGAAGAAAAAAGATGATACCGACAAGAAATATGTTATTGAATTTATGGATGGAATACCTTCAGAATTTGACATCCTTGCGGGAGATTATCTGGCCCAATACGCCAATGAAAAGGAAACCCCAACCAAGCCATGGGATGCTGTTACCACGAGGTTACACGACATCGATGTTCATAAACTTCATTATGTCAAGATTCCAGAGAATCATATAGTCATTGACTTCGATATTAAGGACGAGTCTGGTAAGAAATCATTCGAAAAGAATCTGGAAGCAGCAAGCAAGTTTCCACCAACTTATGCTGAGCTGAGCAAGAGTGGAGCTGGCATTCATCTTCATTATATTTATGACGGTGATCCGACAAAACTCAATCGATTATATGACAAAGACATTGAAATTAAAGTATTTTCAGGAAAAAGTTCACTTAGAAGAAAGCTTACCTTATGCAACAACTTACCCATTGCACACATTAGCTCAGGTCTTCCCCTGAAAGAAGGAGGAAAAAAAGTGATAAACATTGAAGGATTTAAAAACGAACAACATTTAAGAACTATGATTAAGAAGAATCTTAACAAAGAGATTCATCCAAGCACCAGATGTAGTATTGATTTCATCTATAAACTACTAGATGATGCTTATGACAGTGGTCAGCATTATGATGTATCTGATATGAAGAATGCGGTTTATGCTTTTGCTACTCAGAGTACAAATCAGGCTCCGTATTGCATAAAGGCTGTTAATAAGATGCCGTTCAAATCAGAAGACGCTGCCCCACCGGTAGGCTCTGGTGATGATTCCCCATTGATATTTTTTGACTGCGAGGTATTCCCAAACTTATTTCTTATCAATTGGAAAGTTCAGGGTGAGAAAACACCGATTGTAAGAATGATCAATCCTACACCGCAGCAAGTTGAGGAACTTATTAAATTCAAGTTGGTTGGATTTAACTGCCGCCGATATGATAACCATATGCTTTATGCCTGCATGATGGGATATACTCCATTAGAGATTTATAATTTATCACAGAAGATTATAAATAGCAGCAAAGGTGAAAGTCGAAAATATCTGTTCGGTGAGGCGTATAATATCTCATATACTGATATTTACGATTTCGCTTCAGCTGGTAATAAAAAGAGTCTGAAGAAACTGGAAATCGAAATGGGTATTCATCATCAGGAGCTTGGACTTCCATGGGATAAGCCGGTACCTGAAGAGTTATGGCAGAAAGTAGCAGAGTATTGTGATAATGATGTTCTTGCCACCGAAGTAGCATGGAATTATCTTCAGTCTGACTGGTTGGCCAGAGAGATTCTCGCTGATCTGGCAGGTTTAACAGTCAATGATACCACCAACACATTAACTACTAAATTTATATTTGGAAACAATAAGAATCCTCAAAACGAATTTAATTATCGTAATTTAGCAGAGCCAGTATTCGAAATGGACGAAGAGACTCGCGATTTCCTGGAAGAAGCTTGTCCGGAAATGATGTCTCAGACACATGGAGAAGCTGGTTCTCTTTTACCTTATTTTCCGGGATACAAATATGAGAATGGCGTTTCTACATATCGTGGGGAAGAAGTCGGTGAAGGCGGATATGTATATGCCGAACCAGGTATGTATGGTAATGTTGCGCTTCTCGATATTGCATCAATGCATCCTCATAGTACCATTGCTGAATGTCTGTTTGGTGTCAGATACACGAAAGCATATCGCGATATTGTTGAAGGCCGTGTAAGCATTAAACATGAAGCGTGGGATGAAGTTGACAAAATGCTTGACGGAAAACTCAAACCATATATTCAGAGGGTTAAGGATGGCGAGTTAACATCTAAAGATTTGGCTAATGCATTGAAGACAGCAATCAACTCTGTATATGGTCTTACCTCGGCGACATTCTCTAATCCATTCCATGATGCTAGAAACAAGGATAATATTGTTGCTAAGCGAGGCGCTCTGTTCATGGTGGATCTTAAACATGAGGTACAGAAGCGTGGATTCACCGTTGCTCATATCAAGACAGACTCAATCAAGATTCCGGATGCGACACCAGAAATCATTAAGTTCGTTATGGACTTTGGTAAGAAGTATGGTTATACATTCGAGCATGAGGCTACATATGACAGAATGTGTCTGGTAAATAATGCAGTTTATATCGCTAAGTATAAAGATCCAGAAGGATGTGAAGCTCTTTACGGATACGCACCTGGAGATAATAAAAAACATAAAAATGATCCATGGACAGCTACAGGTAAACAGTTTGCAGTTCCATATGTATTCAAAACTTGCTTCAGTAAAGAGCCAACGACCATCAACGATATGAGGGAGACATTCTCTGTGAAATCAGCTTTATATTTGGATATGAATGAAAAACTTCCTGATGTATCTGAATACGAGAAGAGATTGGAAAAACTGGAATCCGATTACAAGAAAGGTAAAATCTCAGACACTACTTTTGAACCAGAAGCGGCAGTTCTTCAAGATCAGATTAACGATGGTCACAATAGACAATTCGTAGGAAAGGTTGGAGAATTTTGTCCGATTAAACCGGGTTGCGGTGGAGGTTTGCTTGTACGAGAACAGAATGGTAAGTTCTACGCAGCGACCGGCACGACTGGATACCGTTGGCTCGAATCGGAGCAGTTCTTAAAGAAAGCTGACGAAGATGTAGAAGTTATCGATCCAGAAACGGGAAAGACGAAGAAAGTAGCAGGAGCTCAGCTTATCCGTGGAAACGAAGACATTATTGATCGCTCATTTTATGATGCATTGGTTAATGATGCTATTGAGGCAATATCTAAATATGGCGATTACGAATGGTTTGTATCGGACGATCCTTATATTGCTAAAGAAAAACCATTACCAGACTTCATGAATATTCCAGATGGCTATGAAGAAGAAATACCTTTCGCGTAAGGAACAGGCCCTTTAATGAGAAGAAAATTAAGGAGGTATGTTTATGAAACATTATTTAAAAAATAAAGAAGGAGATGTCAAATACACCGTAGATATGTATTGTGGTCATCCGAACATGGTTGGAAATTCAACTGTCAGTGTAGGATGTGACGGCAAGTGTGAGCATTGTGAATACGGTGTAGCGCAGTTATCTATGAAAGATTTTTATAAAATAATTAGATATGCAAATATCGACTTTAAACAGTGAAAACTAAGAGTCTTGGCTAAAATAGCTGAGGCTCTTTTGTTTTATATTTACAACTTTCCAACTTATTTTCCAGAAAGAGAGGAATCATTATGGATAAGAATTATGAATTATTTATTGAGCAGCTTATAAATGGTATTCACAACATTACGGATATTCCATTGGAGAATATCAAATTTACGAATAAGGAAGGAGATCGATTAAACATTACATTCGCAGAGCATGACGACGCTTACGAAGTCTGCAGTGTGCATGTAGACGAACTTTACACAGCATATCAGGATGGAGTTAAACTTAACGCTATTATCAATTATTTCGGTAATGATGTGCTTCATGCGAAAAACAATAACATATACGACAAAACCAAAACGTTGATGGATTATGATACCGCTAAAAGCAGACTATTTGTGAGGTTACTTAATTGTGACAGAAATGCTGATGTATTAAAGAATGTCGTGCATAAGACTCTTGGCGATATTGCTTTTACCGTTTATGCAATATTGGATGATAATAGAAAAGACCTTATTAGCACTAAAATCCTCAAATTTATGGTTAAAAAATGGGGTAAAACCGAAACTGATATTTTTAACGAAGCTCTTGAAAACACTTATCGTGCAACGCCGCCACGAATCTATAAGTGGGAAGGTATATTACGTGATGAACCTTATGCAGGTGAGAGTTTTATGAATGATGAGGATGTCTGCGATTTAGATAAATCGTTTAGTGGAAACATACTCAGTACCACAAGAAAAACGAACGGGGCAGTTGCCGTATTCTTACCTGGTGTAGCTGAAAAAATATCCGAATTATTGGATTCCGATTTTTACATGGTATTCACCAGTATCCATGAAGTCATGATTCATAGAACAGGATCGGGTGTTGATCCGAAAGATTTGAAACTCGTTCTGAGGTATACTCTTCGTGAAGTAACCCCAAGTAGCGATTATTTAACATCAAAAATTTACAAATACAACAGAAAAACACATAAATTTGAATGTGTAACAGATTGAAACAAAGCCTGGCTAATGCTGGGCTTTTATATTTTTAAAGATTAAAGGAGATTAAAAGATTATGGAACTTACATTTGCACCAAAAGATATTTTACAGGTTAACGACACAAGAATTATTCACAGAAACTTCAGAGGAGAGGGTAGCAAATTCAATCGTGAAGGAGATCGTAATTTCGCGATGATTATTCCGACTCAGGATCTGGCGGATGAACTTATCAGTCGCGGTTGGAACGTGAAGATTAAAGATCCGAGAGAAGAGGGTGAAGAACCGTTCATGTATCTTCCAATCAAAGTTAAATTCAATGATCGCGGACCTCAGATTTATCTTGTGACAGGTGATCGCACTAATAGATTGGGTGAGGATGTGGTATCCATGCTCGATGATATTGATATTCGTTCAGTGGATCTGGATATTAGACCATACGATTGGGAAGTTAATGGTAAAACCGGACGAACTGCTTATCTGCAGGCAATGGAAGTTACTCAGGAGATTGATAGATTTGCTGCAAGAATGGCAGAAGAAGAGCATCCGGAGGAATGAAGTAATGAATAATCCAACACGAATTATTATAGCAGGAATCTTCGGATACACTGCTTATCGAATCTCGAAAGAACTCAGCAGTGCTTTCATTGCTGTAAAGGCTATTAACTGTGGAATGATGCTGGAGGCGACTGGAAATGAAAAGAAAGATTATTGATATTTTAAAGAAGCTGTTCAATACACATTCGCCTAGTGCTATGTATCATGAAATTATGTATAGAAAGGAATCACATTGACAGACTTCTTATGTGATTATCAAATGGAAGCCGTGTATAAAATGAAAAATGGCTGTATTCTCAACGGAGGGACTGGTTCTGGTAAATCCAGGACTGGTCTCTATTATTATTTCAAAGAGAATGGTGGTAGTTTTGTTAATCAGGAATTTGTACCAATGAAGAACCCTCAGGATCTTTACATTATCACAACAGCGATGAAAAGAGATTCTCACGAATGGGATTTTGAATTGGCTAATTACAGAATGTCCGTACATCCAGATAAAAATGAATTATATCCAAGACAGATCGTGGTGATAGATTCTTGGAATAATATAAAGAAGTATGGCGAGATTCAACGAGGATTCTTTATATTTGACGAAGATCGGGTCACTGGATCGGGAGCTTGGGTAAAAGCATTTCAGAAAATCGCTAAAAACAACAACTGGATTATATTATCGGCAACTCCTGGAGATTGTTGGGCTGATTATATTCCAGTGTTTGTGGCGAACGGCTTCTATAAAAATAAAACGGAGTTCTGCAGAGAGCATGTGGTATATTCCAGATTTACTAAATATCCGCAAATAGACCGATATCTGAATACTGGCAGACTGTTGAGATTGAGAAACAATATTCTCGTTGATATGGATTTCAGTAGGCATACTGTTCAGCATCATATTGATATTAGTGTATCTTATGATATTCCAAAATACAAAGATGTTATGAGAAACAGATGGGACCCATATAAAGACGAGCCTATTCAGCAGGCTTCTCAGCTTTGTTATATTTTGAGAAGAATTGTAAATACCGATGAATCTCGTGTGGTAGCTCTTATGGAGATATTAGAGAAAGTCCCAAGGGCTATTATATTTTACAATTTTGATTACGAACGGGAGATGTTGCTACACTTATTTAGCGACGATGAATATATAGGATATGAAGTTGCTGAATGGTCCGGACATGCTCATCAACCAGTGCCAGATGCCAAGCGATGGATATATTTGGTTCAGTATACGGCTGGATGTGAGGGATGGAATTGTATTAAGACTGATACTATTATATTTTTCTCTCAAAATTACAGTTACAAAGTTACAGAGCAGGCGTGTGGACGAATTGATAGGCTAAATACCCCATATCATGATTTATATTATTACCATCTAAAGAGTAGGTCGGGAATTGATATGGCAATAACTAAAGCTTTAAATAGGAAGAAAAAATTCAATGAAAGGAAATTTGCTGGATGGGATTAAGTGATTTAAAAGTAACACCCTTCGGACTCCCTAAAATTAAAAAAGGCTCGTGGATCAGAATTGGCGGAGTCAGAGCCTTGAATATTTATGTAGATCATCACTTCAACTGGTTTCAGAAGAGAATGATTAAATGGTGTTTCGGTTTTACCGTGGAGGATGACAGTGAGGAATAACGCGAAAATCACAACTCCTTTAGTAGAAAAGGAGGGCAAAACTGTGACAGATTATGAATATTTATTTAGTATGAACTTACAGGCGAAACTTAAAGAAAAGATTCAGGGAGCTATATATGTAAAGGTTAACGAGAATGACAGTCTGGTTATTAAGGTCACGAGACGTGATGGCAATAACTTTGACGTGTCATTTACTGACTTTGCAAATAGAATGCTTAATGGATTGACTACAGATTACGCAGCTTACGAGGTCGTATAAAAGTATAAGAAATTTGTAATGACACAATTTTTCAAATGAGTTAAAGGACTCAGCGTTAAATACGTTGGGTCTTTTAATTTTGTTTAGACTGGAGGAGAACCATGATTGCAAGAAAATATGAGACAAGGTTAGATGAAAACGGGTTGGTCGCTTTCGAAAAAGTTTGGTCCAAAAGGGTGGATAGTTACTATTCGAATCATCAATTCAGAAATCCGGATGAGGTATATAAATTATGTAAAACTCTTAAACTGGACACTTATGCAGAAGAACATGTATTTTTACTCATTTTCGATTTCAAAATGCATTTTAAATCGTTCATTGAGATGGGTATTGGAACTAATCGCACTTGTGTTATTGACAGAAGAGGTATAGCTCAAAAAGTTCTTATACTTAATGCAGGAGCATTCGTTGTCGTTCATAATCATCCATCTGGAGATCCGACTCCTAGTAAACTAGATATCGATGCTGCAAAAACTATTGATGAAATCGGGCAGTTAATAGACATTCCTATGAAAGATTTCATGATGATTGGTTCGGAAACTTACTATAGTGTTAAAGAAAATGGGGATATTTAGGAGGTGTTTGCATGTGAACTATCATAATATAACCACGGATGATATGCGGAATGGTGATGGACTTAGAACAGTTCTTTGGGTTGCAGGGTGTGATCATCACTGTGATGGTTGCCAAAACCCGATAACTTGGAATCCGAATGGAGGTATCTATTTTGGATATGCTGCAGAGCAAGAGCTTTTTTATCATCTGTATAAAAAACATATTAGCGGTGTAACGTTTTCTGGGGGAGATCCATTGCTTCCTGAGAATCGTGTCACTATTTTTCATTTAGCTAAATATATCAAGCAATATATTCCGGGAAAGACAGTCTGGATTTATACCGGATATTTGTGGGAAGAGGTTAAAGATCTGCCAGGAATGCGATGGGTTGATGTTTTGGTTGATGGAGAATTTAAACAGGAACTCGCTGACGTCAAATATCACTGGGCTGGCAGCACAAATCAAAGAGTGATTGATGTACAAGAAAGTCTTAAAGAAGGACGAGTTATTTTAAAGGAGGATTGAAATGGTAGATAGCCTGATTATCAATATCGATACATCAAATGGTAAAGATAATACAGTATTAATTGTTGGAAGAAAGACCGTTGGACAACAAGTTGAAATTGTTAACGCATTTCAGGGAGAAGAAGCGCTGGAATTATATAGCCGTTTGAGTACAGTTAAGAAAGGAAAAATGTCATGATTTTATTTAATGGCGTTTTTAAATTGATTGGATGTATCTTATTATATATTTCTGTATATAGTGGGATGAGCGCATTTATTGGATTCAATTTAAGTAAAAAAGATAAGGTCATAACATGTTTGTTTACACTTGCGGCAGGTGCTTATTTAATTGCGGGAGATTGATATGGAATACATATATAAGGAAGTTAATTTCACAAAGTATTGTCCTCTGTGCGAGGAATCAGATACATGTGAGGAGAAAGACCCATGTAATGTATGTTTGTTCTTTCCTATGAATGAGCATTCAGAGAAACCGGTCTATTTCAAACCTAAAAAGAAATAATCATTATTACGGAGGAGACTATTTATGGCAACCAGAGATTTACACGATCAGAAAATTCTCAGAGCTTTGGAGGGAATTGAGAAGCAGCTTAAAGTACAGAACGGAATATTCGGAGATATGTCCGCCGGAGTTAATTGCAATATGAAATGTAAAGAGAAAGACGGAAAGATTGTTACGTCTAATCTTCGCATTTTCACCAATCCGGACGGAAGTAAGACACCAATTGTTCCATCTGTACATGTTAGATATTATGTACGATTTACTACGAAAAGCGGCGGTGATGTAACCAATATCACGAATGGTAAGGCTTTATGGGATAGTAATAATGTCGAAGTATTAAACTCGGCTATTGAGATTTATTTTTACGTGGAGGGATGAAAAAGTGAATGATTAAGAAATGGATGCCACAATATCAAGGTAAACCAATGCCACCTGACGAAATTGACATTTGTCCTAAGTGCGGTGGAACTGGTTTAAGTACTTCGGGAAGAAAATGCGCAAAGTGTAAAGGAACAGGATATTACCATCGAAAGGATGAATAAAAACAATGATTCAAGTAATACAGCATGGAAATAAAAAGAGAATCGTGTGCCAGAATTGCGGCGCTCTTTTAAGTTATGAGAGAGAAGAGAAATGAGTAAATCATTGTGTCATGATTGTCGACATAATTGCACCAATCATAAAACTAAATCCTGCATCAATTATAAAGGAATTTGGTGTAATGTCGAATATGGTAGAGTTATTAAAAAAGAAAATCAAGGGATGCAAGGATTACGAAAGGAGAGAAAAATGAGTCATATAGGTATAGGCGGAAATCTCATTCAGCCAAATAAGCAGTGTTTGTCTTGTAAATATTGGGAACCAGCTCATAAATCTTATTTTGGATTTTCTATAGGCGGTGGCTGTAAAGCTGGATATTGTAAGAAAAGGGGTATAAAGAAATGATCAAAATTATTAAACCTGGATATAGAAAAGAAGTTGAGTGTATTAAATGTGGAGCTCTTTTAAGTTACGACGAAAAAGAAGATGTGCAAAAAGAAGAATCTAAAATTTCAGCTGGTGGTCAGGGATTTGCAGTGAATGCCGGACGATATATTATTTGTCCTCAATGCAAAAATAAAATTATGTTAAGTGCTGCAAGATAAGGAGCAGAAAGAATGCAAAGAGAAAAATTTGTTGATGGTTTACGCAGCGGTGTTAAATTTACAGATGCTGAACGAAATGAGATCGTCAAAAAGGCTGTAGAACATCGTGGAATTGAAACGACAGGTATTATATGTATGGAAGAGATGGCAGAATTACAACAGCAGATCAGCAAATATTTAAGAGGATGCGGAGATATACTTTGTCTTTTGGAAAAAATGGCAGATGTTTATATTTGTTTGAAATATATTGAGAAAGTTTTTGAAATTCATCCAGATCAAATTCTAAAAGCCATAGATGTAAAATTATTAAGAGAGAAGGGACGATTAGATGATTAAGTTACTAATCTTTTTAGCTTTTATTTATATCCTGGCATCTGTGTTAAAAATATTTATATCCGACTACGATAAATGTTATTCGGAAATGGAAAACGCTGGGATTGCAGCTTTCAATTGTTGTTGCGGGTTAACTGGCGGAACTCGACACACTGATTATCTGCAGGAGAATTGCGTTGATTGTCCGTATTTAGTGTTGTCCGATAAGAAAGGAGAAAAGAAATGATCAAATTAGAAGTTGAGGAGTATTGTGATGACTGTCCGGAGTTTGACGCTCATGTAGAGAAAGAGGTACTATTCGCTGGTTATTCTAAGAAATATTGTAACACAAATATTACATGCGAGCATAAAGACAAATGTAAACGTTTAAAAGATATGATTGAAAAGGAGGCTAAGAAAAGAAATGATTAAATTAGAAAATGTGGTTCTGGATAGTCTAGAGCAGATGAAGTTTATTATCGAAGGTATGCGAAATCCTATGAATTCATGGGAGAAGAGTGATAGTGGCATAGGCTGCGATGACCATTTATGCAGAAGCCATTGCGCGTTTAGTCCTGAGTGGTGTGGTAACACTCAGAGATATGTAGTAGGTCTTAACGACCATTCTCTCATGCAGCGCTTATCCAACGCAGGTACAGAGCATCGAAAGTATATGAGGATGATGCCGGTATATGTGAGAATTACAGCGCCGTTGTATTGGTGGAAAGAATTCGATACATACAAGGTTGGTACTGTCGCTAATAGCTGTAGTACAATGCATAAGATTCAGGAGAAGGAGTTTACACTGGATGATTTTTCACACGAACATCTCGACATCCGAACACGTAAGATTTTAGAAGAAACAATAAAGGCGTTAAATGATTATAGATATATATATATTAACTATAATCCAGATGATTTTGAAATCAAAGGTTGTCCGAGCAAAAAAGACATTTGGTGGCAGATGATTCAGCTTCTTCCGAGCAGCTATAACCAGACCCGTAATGTTATGATGAATTATGAGGTGCTGGCAAATATTTACAGACAGCGGAAGAATCACAAGCTGGATGAGTGGAGAGAGTTTTGTAAATGGATTGAGAGATTGCCGTATAGTGAGATGATTACTGGTAAGGAGGATTCAGATAATGAGTGATGACAAAGTATCCGTAAAAGAAGCTCTTGATAAACTGTATGATTTATCATGGATGATCGGATCTACGGCGATGGAATATTTAACCGATAAAGATGGTGAAAAAATAAGAGATTATATTGGGGTAATCGAAGATCGAATTAATGATTTGGAGGGGGAACTGTCCGAATTTAAAAAGTATTTTGAACCATACGATATTGATGAGGAAAATGCTGAAGCTATTATTAGATCAAAGTGCCCCAATATAGACTCGGCCAAGGACTACATTCAGTCCCGACTTGCCGAAGATGATCCTATGAATTTTAGTGTTGGAAAAATTGTTCATGATCTCATGGCTAAAGAACTTGCTGAAGATCTTAGGAAACAGATTTTAGAGGAGGATTCAAAATGTTAGCTTTGATATTCGGAGTGCTATTTGCGGTGTCGTTTTTAGGATTTGCGATAACCTCCAGGACTAAATACAGCGCTGCGTCACATCTCTTTTGGGGTGTGGCGTTTATTATTTTCACGGTATGTTTCACCTGCGCATTTTGCTACACCATTGGAACATCTGATTTACCGATGTGGGTTAAATTTTTATTATTAAAATGAGGAAGAATTGTGTATGAGATGTAACCGAAGAATAGTAACGAATGGCGCTTACAGAAGATTCAGGCGATTCGTTAGATGGTTTAAGAATTCTGGTGCTGGAGCTCGTTGTGTTACAAATAACAAACGAAAAATGGGCGGACAGAATACACTTCGTCCAGTTCAACTCAGAGTATGGCGCGAAAGAAAACATAATTAAAATGGAAAGGAAAATTTAAAAATGATCAACATATTTCGAAAAATGAAACAGAAATCGAAAGACCGGATATTTTCAGAATATCCATGTGCTGATTTTCTACACAACGCACTTCATTTTTTGGCACGCAATAAGCCAGAAGTTACATATGGCGAAATTTGTTATGCTTTATTGAAAAGTGGCAATAAGCTTACAGATGAGGAACAAAAGATATTTGATAACTATCGTAAAACCGGGCAGCTTGAGATGATGTCCGACGATAATATCGATGATTGGGAGGATACGAAATGAAGAAAAAACTCAGATTTATTTTACTCACGGTTTTGTGTCTCTGCCTTATTGGCGGAGTTACCGGCTGTGCGGCGCTGGATGACGCTATTAATGAGATCAAAGGAAATCTCGTAGGTAATGGTTATACGATCCGTACTTACGATAACTATGGCTCAAAAGTTATGACTACAACTGGCGATAAAATCAATATTCAGGGCAATCCGGTTAAGACGACTTCTTATAGTAGCGACGGATCTGTTGTTACGGGATACGAAATGTCATCCGTGATCACGATCAATATTGACGGCAAAGAAATTCAGAGTTGTGGTGATACATGTATATTCGAACAGAATGGACTACAGCCTGACGTAGACTTTGTACAAGCTGATATTTACAGTCAGTCGACTGGTAAGCTTTCCGATAATACATATGTAGCAGGTATCGTGAATAAATATAAGAATTACTTTGGTAAGTCACGAGTTGTGGTTATTAAAAGTCAGCTTGGACAGCCTATCGTAGCATATTCCGGAGATGAGGTATATTGGAAAATTCCTAAAGACTTGCCTAAAATGACAAAATTGATGATTGATGGTAAAGCTCTTTATATTCACAGAGCTAATTTTCAGATTATTGATACGGCGTTGTTAGATTAAAAGGAGAAGTAATTATTTTTTCGCGTAAGAAACATCTTCTATAATGAGAAAATTATTTTAAGGAGGAATTTATATTATGACAAATCAAGGCAAGGTAAAAGCAGTAGTATTAGCAGGAACCGGGGCACTGGGAATGTTATATTGGAAAATGGCGTGCAAAGATTGTGATTCTATTGAGGATTGCGATTCAACAGGTGTCGCTATTCGAAAAGCTACTAGCAGTGTGTTATGGGGGATGCTTTATTGCACAGCGATAAAAGTTATAAGTGATATAGCATACAAATAATTTTATCAAGACATTTGGCTCAGAGTAAAATCTGGGTCTTTTGTTTTTGCTCAAGCCATTATAATAAGGAAAGGATTTTTCAGAAATGAGAGGTAGAGCACCCGATCCGGGACGGTCAGTTAAAGCAATTAAGAGGGATAAACAAAGACACTATGCCGGGTTAGAGTATTATGGGAAGACAGTTGATATGACATGGTTTAAAAGAAAACCGTATGATATTAAAAATAACAGAAATGGAGACGACTAACATGGAACATCTTATAAAGAAAATAGCTGATATTTCTAAAGAAAAAGATTGTCCTATCAATTTATCGATTACTCCGGATAATAAATTAACAATCATGGTAGCCACTAAAAAACGCATTTTTCGATTACTAGATGCCGATGAGTCTGAAGAATACATATTAAATACTATTATTGAGGCGATTAAAACGTCTGAGAAAGGATTTACATTATGACAGGAAATGAATATCAGGATTTAGCAGCTAGAACTATTAACAAAGGATTGACTTTTGAAGAGCAGAAGTTTCATGCGCTTCATGGTATGGTTGGTGAGATTGGGGAAATCCATTCTATTTATCAGAAAATGTATCAGGGACACGCATTTGAAGTCGATCATGTAAAGAAAGAATTTGGGGATTTACTTTGGTTTATCGCTGAATATTGCACAGCTAAAGGATGGAGCCTGGATGATATCATGCGCATGAACATTGACAAACTTAAAGAAAGATATCCGGACGGATTCAAAGCGGAGCAGTCATTACACAGAAAGGCGGGTGATATTTAATGGATTTCTTGATTATGGTTATTGCTTTTTATTTGGCGGTTGGTTTATTCATTACTTACGCAGCATTGAAAGATGATCAGTTTACGGAAAGTATATTCGAACTTGGATTTTTATTAAAGATTTTCGTTATGATTGTATGTATATTGTCAGCTCCAATTATTTTAATCAACGCGTTTATGAGTGACAGTAAGAAATGAGGTGGCATCATGTCTAAGAGAGCAGAATTACGTAGAACTCAACGGGAAGAAAAGAGAGCGAATACTGCTACATATAATCTCACACAGGCTCAGTTGGATGCTATTGTCAGTGAGAAAATTGGAAAGAAGATTGCTGAGACGAAACAAGAGATTTACGAGGAGACCGTAAATACTGTTATGGCCTTGGTACTCACATTACCTTTGGAAGTTCTTATGGACCACTACTGGCAGAAGAGTTATCGACAGAGGTTACCGGGATTTGTGGATAAGGTTCTTGCGTACTACGAAAAATGGCAGGACGGAGAAATTGATATGGAAGACCTCAAGAAAGATTTATGGGAGTTTGGTGGAATACGGCTTGAGGGAGCTACTATTGAGGAGGGCGATTTAGATGGAAAATGATATTCGCAGGAACGGGTCTGGATATGTAGATCCGACTGCATATAAAGCAATTAGAAACGCGACGAAAGAAGAACGTAAAAGAGAGGTCGATCCAGAGCAGAGATTTAATGATTTCCTCACAGCTATCTTTGCTATTTGTGATCTGTCAGATTTTCATATCGAGGAACGTATCGTTGTAAAAGATAAAAGAACTGGAAAAATTTGGAGGTGAACAGATATGATATTTGTAATTAAATCTGGAATAAAAAGAGATAGATTTGATACTATAGGGCTTCGCGAAAAACTTTATAAGGAACTCAATCAGGAGGGAAAACATCAGGTCGTTATGTTGCCAAAGGATTGTACATATGACGTCATTAATGATTTTAACCGTGAGGATATAAAGGTCATCATCAAAGAGATTGAGAAAGGATGATTGGAGTTGGACAAGAGGAGAGGTAGACCTAAGAAAATTGATAGCAGGACTGAGCAGTATCGTCTTAGAATGAATAAAGAAGAAAGCTTTTGGTTGAATCAATTATGTAAAAACGAAGGTTTATCCAAAGCGGATGCACTCAGAACTCTCATCAAGATGGGGTATGATATGTCTAAAAATGGAGCATTTAATGGATATCCAAAAAATGTTGAAGACGATTCGACAATTAATGTGTATCCAAAAAATACCTATCAAATCATGAAAAACTGGATAAAATAGGGCATTTATAGTCTATTTTGGGGCTAAATTGAATTAATGGATATCCAAAAAATCATTTTTATATATCAGGGGAATACCCCCCTATTATTAATATGATAAAAATTTAATAATATATATAAGAATTAAATGCCAGTATTCCCCTAGGAATATTTTCTTGATTGGAGGTTTTGCATATGGAAACAATTAGCGAATTAGAAGCCATCGAAATTTTTGGCGATAATTTACGTGATCTCATGGAAGACGTGAGAATTAATCAAAGCGAATTAGCAAAAGAGTCGCGATTGACCCAGTGCACGATAAGCAAATATTTGAATAAACAAAGAATGCCGAGTATGAAGGCGATTATGAATTTATGTTATGCGTTAAATTGTGACTACAACGATTTGTTGCCAGATTATTATTTGGTGAGATAAGTTGAAATTTAATGAACGAAAGGTAGGATATTAATATGAACACGTTGGAATGGGCTAAGAACGAGATTGCTATTGCAAGTAAGAGAGAAAGAGGAAATAAACCAGAGAATGAATGGGATTATGGTTGTGCGTGTTATGATAGCGCACTCAAGGCTTTTGAAAGTCTTTTAGGCGATGGTCATGGCGGTACGAGTATTAGTTTTACCAAGAATATTCTTAACCGTTTGATCGACAGAAAACCACTCACTCCTATCGAAGATACAGAGGATATGTGGAACTATGTACATGATAAAAAAGACGGCAGTAAGTGTTATCAGTGTAAAAGAATGAGTAGCTTATTTAAGTATGTTGCCAAGGACGGTTCCGTAAGTTATAGCGACTTAAATAGATGCTACTGCGCAAGTAAAGAGAAATCATCTATAAACTGGTTTAATGGTTTTATATTAAGTATTTATGATGAGATGTATCCAATCACAATGCCTTATATGCCAAATAATAAATCTGACATCATAGTACGCGATGAACTTTTGACTGATCGAAAAAATGGAGATTATGATACCATTGCTATTTTATACATTAAAAGAGCGAATGGTGAAAAAGTTGAAGTGAACAGATACTTTAAAGAGAATGATGTATCATTTACGGAAATCTCTTTAGAAGAATATAAAGAAAGACAAAAGCTGCACGAAGAACGGATTAAGAAAGAAGCGGTATGTGCTCTCAATTAATTCGCTTAAATTACATTTCCTATAATGGAATCATATAAAGTTTACGTTATATTTCAGGAGGAAACTAAAATGAAGAAAGTAAAGGAATTTATTGAGGAACACAAAATGAAAATTGCCGGAGTAATTGCTTGCGGAGTTTCATGTGGAATCGGAGTGTATGTAGGATATAGATATTGTATTAGGCACAACACAGTTTTAGATGATGGCGTCATAAAACATGTGATTGACGATGCCATTAAACGATATGATAACTGGACGAGTGCATATGGTGTTTGTATTGACGATGGATATAATTCTACTGAACTCGGCAAGATCGGCGAAAAAATGATGAAAGTTGGGGTTCCATCTGATAAAGTATTTACACACTTTATAGCAATCGGAAAACCGGAAAACAAATGAAACTTTATATTCTAAGAACAGGGCACTAAATTTACAGGCGCTCTTTCTTTTGGCTTGAAAGGAGTAATGATGAGCGATTTCGATACGAAGCGTGATGGAGTTAGATGTGAGATTATAGAGACTGGTGAGGTATTTAATTCTCTTCAGGCATGTGCAGATAGACTTGGCGTTAGTGCACGTTGGCTTAATAGAGTGAGTCAGGGTAAAGGTTTATATTCTGTGCATGGCTATCATATCAAACGGTCCGACATTAAGCCATCAGTAAATCGTGGCGGCAGACCTGGCGTGAAAGTTAGATGCGTAGAAACTGGAGAAGTGTATAACTCCATCACGAGTTGTGCAGAAGCTATAGGTGGAACGCCAAGCAGAATACATGATATCATTCATGGTTCTAAATATAGACACACACACCATGGTTTACATTTTGAAATTTACAAAAAATAGCATATGGGAAAAAAACATGTAGAGCGAAAATTACATTCCCTTTAATAGGAGAGAGATAACTTAACCGCCAAAATTGGTAGTTACGTTGTCTCTTTATTTTTGGACTCTTAGATCAGTCTGGTTAGATCAGCCGCCTCATAAGCGGTGTGTCCTCGGTTCAAATCCGAGAGAGTCCATCTCATGAAAGGAGAAAACCATGAGAGAGAACCAATATCAGGCAGGACTGAAGAAGAGATTGAAAAGCATGTTTCCTGGCTGCTTGGTGACCAAATTAGATTCGAGTGATATCCAAGGCATTCCTGATTTGCTTATTTTGTATAAAAACAAATGGGCTATCCTTGAAGTTAAAAAAGATGCAGAAGCACCGCATCGCCCGAACCAAGATTACTATGTAGCCAAATTAAACGAGATGTCTTTTTCGCGCTTCATTTTCCCTGAAAACGAGGAGGAAGTTTTAAATGAACTTTATAAAGCATTCAAATCTTAGCGGACATGCTCCGTTCAGCCCGTCTCAACCAGCGTGGCTGAGATACGATGACGACAAAGCAATCAAATATTTAATTGCCAAGAAAGCATCCGAAAGAGGAACCAGACTTCATGCATGGGCTAAAGAAACAATTGATATGAAAATTAAACAGCCTCGATCCAAGAAGACTTTGTATTCATATGTAAATGATGCAATTGGTTTTCGAATGGATACTGAGGTTGTTTTATATTATTCTCCAAACTTTTGGGGAACTGCAGATTCTATCTGTTTCAGAGATAACGTTCTGAGAATCCATGATTTGAAAACCGGTACAGGACCAGTTCATGAGGAACAGGTTCTTGTGTATGCCGCATTATTCTGTCTTGAATATAAGATTCGCCCAGGCGATATTGAGATGGAATTACGAATCTATCAAAATGATGACATTGATGTTCTTAAACCAACAGCATCCGACATTGTTCCAATCATGGATAGAATTATTCATTTAGATAAACTTATTAATCAAGCAGTTGAGGAGGGTTAACCATGAATCCAGTAGCAGAAGAAATTGAGTCGTATATCGGGTCATCCTCAATGTCTGGTAAAGATTTCCTTGAACATTATGGGATACGCCGTCGTTCAGGTCGATATCCTTGGGGTTCTGGAAAAGACCCTTATCAAAGTGGTAGAGACTTTCTTGGTCGAGTTGAGGAAATGCGTAAATCAGGTTTTACATACACAGATGAAAATGGAAAGAAATGGACCGGAGATCCAGCTATTGCAAAATCACTTGGATATTCTACAACAGATTTCAGAACTGTTTATGCGATTGCGAAAGATGAGCGTAGATCAGACATGGTTGCTACAGCTCGACGTCTGAAAGAAAAAGAAGGAATGAATAATTCTGAGATAGGAAGAAAGATGGGAATTAATGAATCTTCCGTAAGATCATTACTCGATCCTAATTCCGAATCAAAGATGAAGCAGGCTAGAGAAACTGCAGAATTTCTTAAAAAACAGGTTGATAAAAAGAAAATGGTCGATGTCGGAGCAGGTGTTGAGCGGGATCTCAACATCTCGAAAGAGAAACTCGATCAGGCGTTATTCATGCTGCAGGCTGAAGGTGGATATGAGGTTTACGGTAACCGTTTTCCGCAGGCAACCAATAGAAATCAGATGACCACACAAAGAGTGTTGTGTGTTCCGGGAACGACACATAGCGATATCTATAATTTCGATAAAATTCAGACTGTAAAGGATTATATATCAAGAGATGATGGACAGACCTTCGAAAAGAAATTCCATTATCCGGAAAGCCTTGATTCTAAGCGTCTTGCTATTCGGTATAAAGAAGACGGCGGTATAGATAAGGATGGCGTCGTTGAACTTAGGCGCAATGTTCCAGATTTGTCACTTGGCGAATCCAGGTATTCTCAGGTTCGTATCATGGTTGATGGAAAGAAATACATCAAGGGTATGGCTGTTTACAAGGATGATAGCAACTTCCCGCCAGGAGTCGATGTAATCTTTAATACTAATAAATCTAAGTCAGTTCCAAAACTGGAAGTTCTTAAAGATATTAAGAAAGATCCAGATAATCCGTTCGGTTCTTTGATTAAAGATGCCGACCAAGGTGGACAGTATTGGTATACAGATAAAAAGGGCAATAGGAAACTTGGTCTGATAAATAAGCGTTCAGATGAAGGAGATTGGGGCGATTGGAAAGATGCTTTGCCATCACAGTTCTTGTCTAAACAGTCGAAGGCTATGGCCGAGAAACAGCTCGGTATTGCTAAAGCAGATAAGCAGGCAGAGTTTGATTCGATCATGGCTCTTACTAACCCAACAGTTAAGAAATATTATCTGCGTAAATTCGCAGAAGATTGTGATTCAGCAGCCATACATCTCAAAGGTGCTTCCTTACCGGGACAGAAGTATCATGTAATTCTTCCGGTCACATCGATGAGCGAAAAAGAAGTATATGCTCCTGGTTATCCAGACGGTAGTAAGCTTGCACTCATTCGTTACCCGCATGGAGGAACATTTGAAATTCCGATATGTACTGTAAATAATAAGAATAAAGAAGCCATTAGTATGATTGGTAAAACTTCACAAGATGCCATCGGTATCAATAGTAAAGTTGCCGATCGTTTGTCAGGAGCTGATTTCGACGGTGATACGGTAATGTGTATACCAACTCATGATAGAGGCGGAAAAGTTAAGATCACTTCTACTCATCCATTAAAAGGTCTCGAAGGATTTGATCCTAAGATGTCTTATGGTGGAGAGAAGAAAGTAGACGCCAATGGAAAAGAGCATTGGTATCGTAATGGTTCTGAGTACAAGCTGATGAAGAAGACTGATACTGAGATGGGTAAGATTTCCAATCTTATTACAGACATGACACTTCTTGGAGCTAGCGAAGACAAACTTGCCAGAGCAGTACGCCATTCGATGGTAGTTATCGATGCCGAGAAACATCACCTTGATTACAAACAGAGTGAGAAAGATAACAATATCGCCGCACTGAAAGTAGAATATCAGGGCAAGAGTACTGGCGGTGCATCAACTATCATATCGAGAGCTAAAGGCGAAGTAAAGGTTGATAAGCGACAAGGTACACCTAAGTATAACATAAAAGGAAAAGAATGGTACGATCCTTCTCGTCCAGAAGGTGCTCTTATCTATAAGAAAGCAGACGATGCTACCTATACCACGCACAAGCTCAATAAGAAGACTGGCGAAATGGAAGAAGTAACAGTTGTCCGCAAAACCAACAGTACGAAGATGGCTGAGACCGATGATGCTTATACCCTGGTATCCCAGTACCGTCATCCCATGGAGGGGGTATATGCAGATTATGCCAACAGCATGAAGCATTTGGCTAATCAGGCACGTATTGAAGAGACCAAGGCTGGCAAGATAGCTTACAACAAAGAGGCTAAACGAAAGTATCAGACAGAAGTTGATAGCCTTACAAAGAAGCTTGAAATAGCTCAGTCCAATGTAGTGAAAGAACGTGCTGCTCAGAGAATGACATATGCTGCAGTTCAGAAGAAACAGAATGCTGCCAAAGAAGCGGGCGAAGTCATGAAAGCTAAGGATGTTAAGAAAGCATCCCAGCAGGCACTCACCCGGTATAGAGAAGAAGTGGGGTCTGTTTCAAGAAGAGATAGAAACATTGTAATAACTGACAATGAATGGAAAGCAATTCAAGCTGGCGCAATTTCAGAAAACATTCTTAATAAGATTCTTAACAATTGCGATCCAGATTCTTTGAGACAAAAAGCAATGCCAAAAGAATCGAAAGAATTGAATGAAGCTAAACAGTTGCGTATTAAAGCAATGTCTGCTTCTTATACAATTTCACAAATTGCTGATAAACTTGGCATTTCAACTTCAACAGTTTCCAAGTATTTGAAAGGAGCGAACTAAATGAGCGATTGCAGATTGACAACATTCGATAATCCTTATGATCCGTTCGAACAGTTCACTCTTTGGTGGCTGTTTGATAACGAAAAAGGATACAACACATGTGGAAAGCTCGATCGAATCTCACACTTTACAGATGATATGTCAGATAAAGAGATTGATGAAGAACATGAACGTGCTGTTGATGAGATTATCGACAATGATTTCTTAAATATCTATAAAAAAGTTCAGAGAAACGCAAAAGAAGCCACGGCGACGGCATAAGTAGATGCTGAACCATAGAGGGGGTCTTGAAAAACACACCCCCTCCCTGCATAGAT